TTAACCATGCCATTGATTTACTCAATAAACTTAGGGACGCCATAGGGCTGCCCATGATCGCTCACGTAGCAATAATTGCTGCGCCTAGTAATACCACTGGGGTTGGTAGCAATCAAAGGATGAGTGGCGCCGCTAACGGAACAGACAATTGGAGTGGCGGGCCACTATGGGTAGGAGAAAAAGGACCAGAGATCCTTGACTTGCCAAGAGGCAGCAAGATAACGCCTAATAACAAGGTTCCTTTTAACGGTGGATCGTCGGATGGTAAAACAAGTGGCGTAGTTGTCAATATGTACGGTACCATAATAAGAGAAGAAGCGGATATTCCTAAAATTGCTAGTGCAATTGTAACTCAACTCGACGCGGCTGCCGCGAATATGTAGGAGGGATGAAAGTGGAATTTTGGTTAAAGCAAGGAAGTGAGAGTCTCCAACTTCCTGTCCCTCCTCCGAATTACGCGATTAAGAAATCTTTGAATAATAGCACCATTGTCGTCGAAGGATTGGGAGAAGTAAGTTTCATTGGAAAAGCAAGGTTGGCAGAGATACCGACAATTCAATCCTTCTTTCCAAAGCGAGTTTATAGCTTTTGCCAGTACAAAACATTCCCGACGCCCAAAGAGTGCACGGACCTAATTGATAAGTGGATGTTGAGCGGAAAGCCTATCCGGTACTTGGTAACTGGTGCAATTAACACAGAATGTAGCATTGAAAGTTTTGAATATGGTGTGCGCGATGGAACGGGCGATGTATATTTCAGCTTGGAATTAAAAGAGTACAAAGTGATTGCCTTATGATTCAATTATTTAGTCTCTATAACGGGGCCGTAACTGACATAACCAATGTCATCAAGAGCATAAGCAGCACCGGAGACAAGGCGCAGGCCGCGAGGAAGTTAGACATTACGCTGGCTTATCCTATTTGGGACCGTAACCAACCAAGGACACAAATAGCACCAGGGACAAAGGTTTGGTTGTTGCTGGATGGTAAAGAGATATTCAGAGGCGTTGCATGGGATCGGGAAATAAACTCTTCTAGCGAAGAACTAACCTTCCCAGCCTATGACTATTTGATTTACCTGACCAAATCCAAGGTGACTTATAATTTTTCCAACATCACTCCGGAAGATGCAACCCGTCAGATATGCGCGGAACTTGGAATCGAAACGGGTAGTCTTGCATCCACTGGAATCAAGGTTAACCGGTTAATCGCTCAAAAGACAGGCTATGATGCCATCATGGAAATGTACACCCAGGCGTCAAAGACGAACGGGAAGAAATATATTCCCATCATGGATGGCACAAAGTTATCTGTGATCGAAAAAGGAAAAGTAGTTGCAGATTATACCCTACGTTCCAGACTAGATGGCGTTGGTAATAATATCTTAAGCACAAGTTACCGAGACACAATGGATGGCATGATTAATAAGGTCAAAATTTACGACGATAAGAATGATTATGCCGGAGAAGTCAGCAACGGCTCATGGATCGGAGAGTATGGACTAATCCAAGACAACTATACCAAGGAAGCGGACAAGGACAGCATCTCTGTTGCCAATGGGATGATGACGGGCATACAGCGAGACGTAACCATCCCAGCTTTGGGGAATTGGAATTGCAGGACTGGTTATGCAGTTAATACGGAAATATTCTATGTCAGCACCCTACAAAATGCGGTGATGTTTATCGACGGAGATACTCATACGTGGGAACCTGGAACGGGAAAATATACGATGTCCTTAAATATGAGCTTCGACAACAAAATGGACAGCAAGGGGGATTAGTATGAAGAACCCATACAGCAAACTCATTAACCATATGCGCGAGCAAGGGGGGAAGAATAACAGCCCTTATGTCCAGGTAGGCGTAGTTGTGTCAGAAGATCCACTGACCATTAAGCTAGGTGATTTGCAGATTGGCAAAGCAAACCTCTTGGTTGCTGATTACTTACTGCCTGACTATGCGAGGAAGATTAGCATACCTATCACAGATGGCAGCGGCGTTATGAGTTCGGAAAGTGTCGGTGATCACGGTTCCCATACTCACGACATAACCCAGCTAAGTATTACTGAGGGGGATATTACCTTTACGGATGGGTTAAAGCGGGATGATATTGTGGCCTTGATCCCAACCTTAGACGAACAGACGTACATTGTGCTAGTAAAGGTGGTTAGGCCATGAGCATATTCCCTTCGGAAACAATAAACGTGAGTGATTTGATACAGGCGACTGTGACGGCATCGGGAGAGCTTCCGTTAGCTAAAGAATACGCATGGGATTTCGACGAAAATGATTTCCTCTTAACAAATGGTAAAAACTCTATAGTTACAGGTAGGGAAGCGCTTAAAGTTTGGATGTTGAAAGTCCTAAAGGTACCAAAAAACAGATTTAAAGCCTATACAAGGAAGTATGGAAACGATTTTGAGGAATTACTAGGGTATAGCCTTTCCAAGGCTGCCCTAGACAGTGAGATAGAGCGGTATATGAAGGAGTCAATGTTGTATAACCCGTACATTCTAAACCTATCTAATATCGTTGCGACCATTGACGGGAGCAAAGTGAGTGTTAATTTTACCGCAGAAACGATTTACGGGGAGGTGATAATTAATGTTTAGCGAGGACAGCACAACGATACTAAATCGAATGTTTGGAAATGTGCCTTCTGATGTAGATAAATCGGAAGGCTCTTTAATTTACGACGCTCTTTCCCCGGCAAGTCAAGAGATTGCACAAAGTGAAATAGCACTTGACCAAGTTTTAAATATGGCTTTTGCTCAAAGTGCGGAGGCTAACGGCTATTCAACACAGCTAGAATTAAAATGTGAAGAATCTGGAGTTATTCGGAAGCCTGGCACATTGGCAATGGGTCAAGTGACATTTACCGGCACAGAAACTACCCCCATTCCAACGGGTTCAATAGTCCAAACAACAGGAGGATTACGGTATGCTACGTTGGATACTGGAGTAATAATAAGTGGAGTAGCAACTGTAGATATCCAAGCCGTAGCGATTGGGACGGCTTATAATGTCCCTGACAATATCGTGATCCAGATACCAGCCTCCATCAGTGGAATTACGGGTGTTACTAACCTCCTGCCTATTACTGGCGGTAATGAAGTTGAAACGGACGAGGCATTACTGCTCAGACTACTAGCTAGGGCCAGAACCCCTTCTACAAGTGGTAACGCTGCTCATTACGTCCAATGGTCCTTAGAGGTTCCCGGCGTAGGATCGGCCCGTATTTATCCTCTTTGGGCAGGACCAGGCACGGTTAAGGTAGTTGCAATAGACTCAAACAAACGAGCCATAAACTCCGATTTGTTAGGAGAACTTACCTTATACATCGAGGAAAATAGGCCAATAGGCGCAGCGGTTACGGTGTTAAGCGCAGTAGAAAAGCCCATTAATATTGCTGCAACAGTCATACTGTCCAATGGGTTAACGCTGGATGAGGTAAGGATTGCCCTTCAGGCTAATGTTACCGAGCACCTAGCGTCTATAGCCTTTGTATCTTCTTACGTTAGTTACGCTAAAATGGGGAGCATTTTATTGTCCGTGCTGGGAATCGCCGACTATTCAAACCTACTAATTAATAGCCTTACTCAAAACGTAGTAATAGGGGATGGAGAGGTTGCGGTGTTAGGTACCGTGAGCTTGGGGGTGTAAATATTGTATCCTCAGAATGTAGATGTATTTCCCGACAAGCTAAATAAAAAGTCAGCTGGGTTTTATGTTGTAGAGGAAGAGATTGTCCTAACAGACGGAGTTTTCGATGGTGATCTAGCGCATGACACTATAAATAACAGCAGCATTTTAGTGTATACAGGGAGTAAACTAACAGGGGAGAAAGTCATGGGCTTTACTTTAAGCGTACCAGTAGAAGCACCATGGCGAAGGGTAATTAAAATATTCTCTAGCGCAGATTTTGTTTATGTTACCTACGAAACACCTGGTGATATCGTGGAAGCAGAGGATATAAATGTAATCCAAGAGTCAATCACTCAAACACAAATGGAATTAGAAAGACACAAGGAAGACCTAACTTCTCATTTTCTAAACTCGGAGATTGATGGTGGAAGCTTCTTGTAAAAAAGGGGGAAGAGTAATGCCTCAGGTCGTCAAAATTAAAAGAGGATTAAAGATTAATTTACCAACCTTAGCAGCTGGTGAAATGGGGCTCTGCACGGATACAAAAGAGGTATTTGTCGGAGACGGTGCCACCAACATAGCTGTCGGCCGGGCCATGATGGGCACCTATGTAAATAGGCCAAACGTAGGATCATCAGGAAGGCTATACTATGTCAATAGTGGTACGAATCTTGGGTACATCTATCTAGATGATGGGGTATCTTGGCAAAGGGCGAATGTGGTCAGTCTCTCAGACTTAACAGGTAGCTTGGATGATGTGGTGGATGGCACCACTTATGGCAAGGTTAAGATCGCGGAACTATCTAGTGGCCAGGTTAACCGAATCAGTGACGGCACGCATGTAGTAACCGCAGACCAAGCTCGAACGCATATTGACGACGTTACCAAGCATCGGATAATCAATGATGCGGGTGCGTCTGTGTCAGAAGTGTGGTCAGCGCAAAAGGTTAATAACGCCATTGAGTTGGCCAAACACAATATCGAGCCGCAGGCAAGCGTAAAGGATCAGAATATAGCTACTCCCCCTGTTTCCCCCGTATTGGCAGATAGATACATTGTTGCTGCTACACCCACGGGCGCATGGGTGGCCCACACGAACCACATAGCCGAGTGGGATGGCGCAGCGTGGCAGTTTTACGTTCCCGCTGTTGGATGGAATCTATTTGTAGACGATGAGCTGAAAATGTATGGTTGGAGCGGATCCGCTTGGGTAAGAACAGGCGGAGCCCTTCAATCAGTTATAGCCGGAACTGGCCTTACGGGCGGCGGTCAAGCAGATTCTGTTACTCTTAACATTGGCGCTGGAAATGGTATAACTGTTGCGGCTGATGCAATCAGCATTGATGCATACAAAGGTGTAACTGTTGACGCAAATGGCGTAGCTGTATACATTGACGCAACGAGCATTGTCTATGACACTGCAAATGGAAATAGACTCATGGTGGCAACTGTCGACGGAGGGACCTTTTAGGAGGGGGCTGATATGGCTAGAAAAGTATTAATCACAATCCGGAAAGGTCTTGAGGTAAATCTCCCAACGCTTGCCGATGGCGAACTCGGTATGACAACCGACACAAAAAAACTCTATATCGGGACAGCAACAGGGAATGCCCTATTAGTCGCGGCTCAAACGGTAGGAGATATGCTCAAATCAATTTATGATACGGACAACGACGGTATTGTAGATAGTTCAAAAACTGTTACAGGACCCGTTACGTGGAACCAGTTAAAGGGGGCGTAGTGGAATTATGTACAGTGACGGTTACTATGGGGACCTTATGTATGCCCAGGAAATTCCTCTGCCAGGTGAGGGAGAAATTGATTTATTTACGCCCCATCTGATGACTTATCTCCCTAAATATTTCGAGAATTGCCAGATCATGAACGAGGTACAGACTATTCAAGCGGGGGAAATAGGGTTATCAAATGCTAAAAGGGCAGACCTATTAAACCAATTGTTCATCAGCACTGCTACATGGGCACTTGAATTATGGGAAAACGAACTTGGCATAGAGACGGATATATCTAAAACGTATGAGACTAGAAGAGAAATTATTAAGGCAAAGAAAATAGGCAACGGAACTATAACAAAGCAGATGCTTATAAATACTGCCTTAGCCTATACGAATGCAGAGGTACAAATAATCGAGGACGCAGAAAATTACTCATTTGTAATAAAATTCATAGGTATCATGGGAATACCACAGAATATGGCTGGTTTAATTGAAACTATAAACGAGATTAAACCAGCTCACCTCAGTTATAGTTTTGAGTATCTATATTCGTGGTGGGATAAGGTCGCGGCATTAACGTGGACGGAATGCGCATCTAAAACTTGGTACGATTTAAGAACATACGCTTAAAGAGAGGGGAACAACATGGCAACATTGACACCCAACTATGGCCTTACTAAGCCAGCAGGGACAGACACAGTAAACATTGATGTGATTAATACGAACATGGATTTACTTGACGTGGCAGTGGCGAGTAAAGAGACGCCAGCAGGGGCACAAACTAAGGCTACTACCGTGCAGGATAACCTAAACACTCATACGTCTAATACCGCAAACCCTCATAGTACGACAGCCTCTCAGGTTGGATTGGGTAGCGTGAACAACACAAGTGATGCGGGCAAGCCAGTGTCTTCGGCACAGCTAACGGCTTTAAATTTAAAGGCTAATTTAGTCTCGCCAACTTTTACTAGTGTGCCAAAGGCTCCAACGGCTGCAGTTGGCACCAATACGACACAACTGGCCAGCACAGCGTTCGTTGCGGCCGCCTTAGCAGCGTTAGTTAATTCTTCCCCGAGCACCTTGGATACCTTAAACGAATTAGCAGCGGCTATAGGTGACGATCCGAACTATGCCGCCACGATCTCAGCGCTCATTGGAACCAAGGAAACGCCCGAAGGAGCGCAGGCCAAAGCTAATATTGTACAAGGAAACCTTACTACGCATTTGGCGGATGATGCAACGATAGAAGTAAAAGGTCATGTTCAGTTATCCAGTAGTGTAACCAGTACAAGTGAAACAATATCTGCGACTTCAAAGGCCGTTAAAACCGCATATGATAAGGCAAGTGTAGTAACTGGAACTTATGTAGGAAACGGTGCTGATAGTCAATTTATTAACTTAGGCCTTACACCCACAAGCGTTTTTATCAACAAAACCGATGGTCAGCTTGATGTACAAATATATGGGGGGATGGCTCTTAACGGGTATCCAGTATTTAGACTTTATAATGCGATTCGATACTTGGCCATAGAAATTGTTTCAGGTGGGTTTAATGTTTTCCTTAATAATACGCCACCAAGTACAAAACCTTATACCAATACCAATGGAGACGTGTATTACTTTAAAGTTACTAGATAGGGGGGATTATAATGATAATAAAAAGAGAAACTAAACACCCGTTAACACGTTCTGATAAACCAAACGAAAATTGGACGGGTGATGACGAAACTTATTTTTTAGTTAATGATGATACTGAACTAGGGCAAAAATTATTAGCAAATGCCCCTTATTACGACGAAATTCTAGATAATGAAGGGAATTTAATCGACATCACACTAACAGAAAGACCACCCGAGCCTATACTAGCCCCCAGCATAGAGGAGAGAACATCCTTTCTCGAAGATGTTGTGATGCTGATGATGATACCACCAATGCCATAAACGAGGGGAGGTGATGAAAGATGTATTACAACTTTATATGTGGAATGTGGATTATGCGAAGAATTACAGCAGAGCAAGTTCAATCCTTTTGCCCAACTTATATCAATCAGGTCGAAGTCAATATGATTCTTATTACTCCACAGATGACAGAGTTACAAATGGCGGGACTAGCGAAGGCTTAATTCAATAGGGCAAGGCAGGGACTAGAGATAGTCTTTTCTCTTTGCCCTTCTACTGAACATTTGACGCATTATACGCAACAAAAAAGCCCCTGATTTTAGCGATCAGGGGCACTATAATTGGCATAGGAAAGTGAGGCGAAAAAGATGGAAGAAAAAACCAAAACGAATATAATCGGAACAGGAGTTGTTGAAGTTAAAGTTACAGCGAACTGGGGAACAGGAGAATCAACTCAAATGAATAATGATGCTGAACCAATAAAGAACATATAAAGCATGATGTGCAGTAACCGCCTCTGAAATAAGGGGCGTTTCTTTATGCCTTATTCTATTATGGGCAGAAACGAAAAGGGCGAAAGCTAGAAAGTAGGTGTTTCAAATCGAACAAGATACAGCGGTAGCAGTCCTAGTCGAACAGGTCACTTCCTTGCGGGGGAGGTTGGAAGCCTTGGAAAAAGATGTACAGGCAAAATTTGATCGAATCGAGACAAAACTAGATGAAGCCCTTAACGCCGTCCGTTCAGGTAG